TTACATTGACGCATTGGCAACTAGCCCAAGTGGTGACGTAACGCTCGGCACCATTCAGTACGGCGGCATGTTGTACCGCCAGCGCGGCAGCATTGACTCGTTCGCCAGTTTTGGCGACGGTGGCGCAGTAACCGTTACAGGCCTCTCAGGCGTCATTAAACAACTGCTTGGCATTGACCGACCGCAAGTGGCCTAGCGCATGCCAGTGAACTATACAGACCTCTTTAACGAGGCTCTAGACGACCTAGTAGCAACGCTTAGCGCCGTAAGTGGCCTGCAAGTGGTCAATGACCCGCGCAATTTGTGCCCCCCGTGCGTTTTCATTGACGCGCCAACATTCGAGGCGTTTAACTTCAACATTGTAAAAATGTTGTTTCCCGTGCGTTGCATTACTCTTGGGCCAAACAACTTGGACGCGCAACGGTCACTTATGAACCTTGCCGCCAAGGTTATTGGCGCTAAAGTTGGTGTGCAGGACGGCCGCCCAACCATTGCCATTATTGGTGGTGCTGAGTATCCGGCCTACGACTTGACCATAGCCATGCAGGCCCAAACCGGTTAGGAAAATATGTACGTAGTAAACAGTCCCAGAGTCGGCATCGTCGGCGAACCTTTTAACCCAGACGGCCACGATGTCGCCTACCTTTTGGCTGGCGGTTTCATTGTCGAGAAATCACACACCAAAGCCCCAAAATCTGCTAAAACAGAAGCAGAAGAAACACCCGAGGAGTAAACCCCATGCCTACCAGTACCTATCTCTCAAACCCAGACGTTCTCATTGGCGCGGTTAACGTGTCAGACCAGTGCACAAGCGTGACATTGAACTACACGGTAGAAGCACTTGAAAGCACCGCATTTGGCGGCACTGCTCGCGTTTACACCGCTGGCCTTCAGGCAAACGAACTTACGTTAACAATGTATGCGAGCTACGCAGCAAGCGAGTCTTACGCAACTTTGAGCACTCTTGTTGGTACACAAATTGCAACTATCATTGTTTCGCCAGTTGCGCCAACAACACCCGGTACGTATTCGGCCACAAATCCCGGCTTCACTATAAGTGGGGGTTATCTTGAGACGCTGCCAGTTATGAACGCCTCAATGGGCGAACTAGCTACGATGGATATTGTTATCCGCGGCGGCACTTACACCGTTGACGTATCTTAAAAACAAACAAGCTGAAAGGTAGCCCGACATGCAGTTAAGGCTAAAAGTACAACGCCAGAATGAAGATGCCTACGAGGTAACCACTAACCTCGCTGTCATTGTCGCATGGGAACGTCGCTTTAAGCGTCGCGCCAGTGACCTAGGCTCGGGCGTTGGCATGGAAGACTTAGCCTTTATGGCTTATGAGGCCAGCCAACGCTCAGGCGTTATCGTCCCCGCATCGCTCGACGCGTTCATTAACACTATTGAGAACCTAGAAGTAGTGGACAGCGAGCCGGCAACTTTTACCGTGCCGGAACTATCCGGCGACAGTTAGCAGAACTTCTATTACACACGGGCTGGTGGCCCCCAAGTGTAGACTTTGAACTACCAGACTTAGCCACCGTGATAGATGTACTTGAAAGGCAGCGTAAACAAAATGCCCGCTAGCGCGTCTTATCAGGTTTACGGTATCCAAGAGGCGTTGGCAGAGATAAACAAAGTAGACCGTGTTTTACGCCGGCAGATAACTAAAGATATTCAGTCTGGCGCTGGCACTCGACTTGTGACCGCGGCCCGCTCGTTTATTCCTACGGCCCCGCCACTATCGCGCATGGTTAACGGCAACATGATTAAAGGCCGCGACGGCACCGGGTGGAAACGTGAACGCGTCCTAGCCGGCATACGCACCGTGGTAGGCAAACGTGGCCAGCGTGCCCGCACTGTAACGTTCTCTAACGGCCGTACAGCCGATTTTAAGGCGACGCAATACCAGTTGCTTGTACTACAGCAACGAGACGCCGCGGGCGCTATCTGGGACCATGCAGGCATACGCAACGGCGGCCAATTCGTGACTAACCTCATTGCTGAAGGCGAGCACGTCGGCCCCGCAGCTGCGCCCCGCGCATTACAACCAGCTGCCGAAAGTGTGCTACCCGCTGTCGAGGCCGAGGTAGACAAGATAGTCGAGCGCGTTATGACTATTGTTAACCGTAACCTAGTAACAACGAGAGCGCGCTAATGGCTATCAACATTCCGATTATTTCAAGCCTGAACACTAAAGGTTTTGACGCAGCCAAAAAAGAGTTTGCGAGCCTGCAAGGTTTCGGCGCTAAGTCCGGGTTCCTGCTACAAAAAGCAATGCTTCCCGCCGCCGGCGCGGTCACCGCATTGGCTGGCGGTTTGGCCATGGCCGCTAAAGCCGCTATCGCCGATGAGCAATCACAGAAACTTTTAGAAACACAGCTGCGCGCAACGCTCGGGCCTAACCAAGCGTTAGCCGACTCTATGGCCGACTTTGTAGACCAGACACAATTAGCAACTGGTGTAGCCGACGATGAGCTACGGCCCGCACTTGCCGGCTTAGTACGTTTTACCGGGGACGCAGCCAAGGCTCAAGAGTTGTTAACGCTCAGTATTGACGCATCAAAAGCGACCGGTAAAGATTTGGCCGCTGTCAGCACGGCTATTGGGCGTGCGTATGACGGAAACTTTACAAGTCTAAAAAAGTTGGGTATTCCACTTGACGAAAACATAATCAAAACAAAAGACTTTAAGGCTGCACAAGAGGCGCTTACCACACAGTTTGGTGGCGCGGCAGCCGCTAACGCCAACACCTACGCAGGCCGTTTGCAGATACTTAAAATACGTTTTGACGAAATGGTAGAAGGCATCGGTTACCGCGTGCTACCAGCGCTCGGCCAACTACTCGACTACGTAGACAAGCTCATAAAAATAATGGACGAGCGCGGCTTAGGCGGTGTTATCAGCGAACTTGGCGGCAAGCTACGCCGTTTTGTTGACCCGTTCCAAGCACTGGAAGACGCAATACTTCGCAACGTAGACCAGACCGACGGTCTTATAGACAGGTTTAAGCAGACCGGGGTAAACATTGTCAACCTTGGCAGTGGTTTTCTTAATTTTGGCGGCAAGGTACTTGGCCTTAACTTTAACCTTGGCAAACTCAAAACCGAGCTAGACAAAACTAACGACGGTTTAGCGCTTGCCTACGCCAACACCCGCGCATGGTCAGACACCATTTTGCAGCTTGACGCAGACCAGAAACGCGCTAACTATCAAAAAGCCGTAGACATTGAACAGCAACGTTTAGCAAACCTAGAGATATCCAAGAGCACTGCTAGCACTAAAAAGGCTTCAGAGGCCGCTAAACGCGCCGCAGCCGAGACCGCCAAGCATGCCGAGGCAGTACGCACACTTAAAGAGGCATACGACAATGCGGTGCAGACAGTCAAAGACAAGTTCAGCCCCGCGCTTATGCGCGCCAATGAACAACTAACCAAGGCCACAGAAGATTACAACAACTTCTACAAGGCAACTGGCGACGTCGTGCGCGGCATATTTAACGTGGGCGAAGCATGGACTACCGCAGCCGACAGCGAAGGCGCCAAGAGTTTCTTTGGTGTGCTTGATGAGCAAGCAGCCAAGGCTGGCAAACTCGCTACCGGCATAGAAAAACTTATTGCAGCCGGGCTAGACGACCCCGCACTACTCAAGTCCATTCTTGACTCTGGGGCAGACGTAGGCCTAGAGATAATCAACGGGCTACTTGCCGGCGGTAAAGCGTCCATAGACCGTCTGGTAGGCATTTCTAGCACCGTAAACGCAGCTGCCGACCGTATCGCCAAGTTGACGGCAGATAAGTGGTTCAAGTCTGGTGTTGACCAAGCCCAAGCGATAGTAGACGGCGTAAATAGCGTCATCGCTAACACCGAGTTTTTGCTGAAGTTTGCTGTTGACCCCACAAGCGTTGCCGCTATCGGCGCGCAATTAGACGCAAACCTTGGCACCGTCATGTCGGGCGGTACGCCTACATTGACTTCTAACCCGTTTGGCGGGGTGCTTGGCAGTATTAACACCAGCACAAACCGTGACATGTCAGGCTTTGGCGGTGGCAACGTCAGCTCATCGAGCGTCACTATTAACGTAAACGGCGGTGACCCGAACGCCGTAGTAGACGCGCTACGCCGCTACAACCGGGCTAACGGCCCCATACCGATAACGACATATGGCTGAAGCATTTAACTGGAAAGTAGACTTTTACGACGGCACCGCATGGCGCACACTGCCAAGCGTTCAATCGGTCTACATTTTCCGCGGCCGCCGGCTACAGATAGATGACTACTCCGCCGACGTGGGAGCCGTTACTAGCTTGTTCCCGTCGGACTGGACGTACACCCCAAAACTTGGCAACCGTGTACTTATCTACATCAACAAGCCCGGTGTGGTCACTAGCGTAGATAACTTTTCTTGTTTCTGGGGAAACATTCGAGACGTAGACATTGAGTACGGGTTTGTAGACAACATGGACAGCGTGACAATCAGCTGCGAAGGTTTACAAGCAGACTGGGGCCGCGCCCAGTTAAACAGTTTTGTGCTCGCTCAAGACACCACCGACGAACAAGTACTGCAAATTGGCACACAAGTAGGCTTAAACGTCGCCCAGTTTTTTGGCCGTTCTATTGCGTCCGCCCAAACTTTTACCGGTAACGCTTTTGACATTGTTAACACTTTGACCCGTACTGAAGAAGCAAGAATGTTTGCCGGCAATGTGTCTTTTAAAGGCACCGAGTACTTGTATTGGTACGGCCGTAACCAGACAGGATTAAACACTACCTACGATTTTAACGACGGTACAGTAACGCCAATTTTTCGGCAGCTTGCTTATGACGGCATTAAGTTTCGGTCTTCAGCCGACAACTTTTACAACCAAGTGACAATTACGCCTTTATCGGTGGCGGCACAAGTGGCGGACGACGGCACCACACCTATTTTTGGTTTGCAAAAAAACACGGTTGACTACTCGACAACGCAGGCCGCCGACCACGCCGAATGGCTACTAGCCAACTACGCAACTAAAAACAGCACACTTGCAGAAATTACTTTTACGGACGTTCAGCAAGCGCCTATTGCTTACCCAAACCCGTTCAATGGCAACATGATAAGCGTCTGCACCGAAGCCATTAACTCGCGCGGCACCGTCGGTTTCCGTGGCGACACCTACAACGTCGTCTTTGAAGGCATACAAATAGCCGCAACACCCGGGCAAACGCGAGTAACGTTATATATGTCCGGGCAAGACAACAACGCCTATTTGGTTCTTAATGACGCTATTTACGGCAAACTAGATGAAAACAAACTGGGGTTTTAATGGCTATAAAAAC